CGTTTAACAAAATCACCGTAAAAAATATTTGCATTGTACCCTGATGCAATTTCCATCAAACGAGTTGCGCCTGCAAAAACTTGACCGCCAATTAAATTAATTGGTTTTAGGCCATAGGGCGCTGAAACTGTTGGATAAGCCATTTAAGACTCCTTTAATTAAATTTATTTACCTTTACCAAAGCTAGTAGAGGATTTCCGCTCACTAAAGATTGGCATCCTAGAATCGCTTTGACGCATTAAATTATTATCTACAGCTTCCGTTTGTGATTGAGTTAAGTTGTTGTAATGTGCATTACGTTGCTCAACAAATTCAGTTGGGGTTTTGCATAATAATAATCCGCCTATCTCGATACCGTCTTTAAAACGGCTGTCGGGGTCGACTAGCAATTGAAATTTGGGTTGTTCTTCCGCTTTAACTGGCTCCCAACCTTCTCTGAATTTGGCAGATAAGTTACGTGGGTCACTATTGTTTAAAGTCGAAATACGAATCCATCTATAATTGTAACCTGCTTGCTTATCCGGTTCAGGTAGCAGCTCAGGAGCTTGCCATTGCTTAGGGCGCTCCAAGGTTAAACGAGTTTCTATTTCACGTGGTGTTCTATTATCTGCCATTTGAGGCCTCCAGTTTTCTAAATTCAAGGGCATATTGCTCGTTAGTAAGTCCTAGCTTTTTAGCTAGTGCTACTTGGCTCTGCTTCAGTTTAATCTTATTTGAAGATGTGCTGCGCGATGCCGGAGCAACTACAGTACTCAGTCTTGTAGGAGTACTTTCTTTAGTGCTACCTTTATCTTCTTCTGGGTCCGTAAAATACTCGTCATAGCGTTTCCGCATTGTTTTGTCCAATGTGGAATAGTATTCATCAGAACCAACAACAACTCCGTTTCGTTTAAGCTTTTCGTGTAAGCCTAAAGCGGTTGCGGTCATTTCTTCATCAGCTCCGAACCAATCATTGCGGTTACGCCATGCTGTAGCTCGTGCATCAGGTTCCGGGGCCGCCGGTGGTTGATACTGCTCTTGTTGTCTTTGTACATCATAATTATTATCTTGTAAAGGGGGTAACTTAAAATTACGTGCTTGTGATAAACGGATGTTCGCATTTTGCATTGCTTCCTGCGCATCGATTATCTTATCAGTGTCCCCGTTATCATAGGCATCCTTATAAGCTCGCTTAGCCATTTCGAGTTGAAGGTTAGCTGTTGTCTGTATTGAAGTAACATATTCTTGCTCTCCATTACTTAACATTTGCTTCATTCGAGCATTATCTGCCAAAGTCCGCTTAGTTAATTCAACCGCTTCTTGCTGTTCTCGATAAGCAGCTTCCTTCGCACGGCGTTCATCATGCCAGACCTTACGCAGTTGTTTAAACTTCTGCTTAGTCGCTTCATCGTATTTATCTAGCTCATCTTTCTCTAAATCATCAACGATTTCTTTTGGCATTGGCGCACGGTTGCGGTCTTGCTCAGGGGTATCATCTTCAATTTCAATATCGATTTCGTTACTGCCCTCGATATCAATCTTAACCTTCTCATCCACTTCATCAGGGAATGTAAACTCTTTATCTTCAAATTCAGGCATCTTGTCCTCCTTTATTTGCGGCGAATACCACGAGGGTCAGAAACAACAGCCTCAATAGTATCGTCATTTATTAATCGAAATTCCTTACCATGTATAACCAAACGGCTACCAGCATGAGGACGCACTAAAACAAAATCACCCGCTTTACACCACGGACCTGAACCAAATCGCTTCTCGTCTTTGTAGCAGTCTGGACCAAGTGCAACTACAAACAATACGGTAGTGAGTGTTTCTTCATTGCGCATTGTTTCATCTGCTTTAGCCAAGCCATTATCAAATTCCTTTTCTGCTTCAGGTATCGCACATAGGATGTGGTACCCAGTTGGAACAGGAAGCTGAGTTGCTTTTTCTTCGTTTGTTGCTTGTGGTTTGTAACTTCCTACTATCTGTGGATTATTGGGGTTTGTAGCCAATAGTATCTCACTCATCTGATATCTCCATTCGTTGTTTTAGGTCTAAGGCGTACCCTCTTGCAATGAGCAGACCCTTTATCTCACCACATGTTCTTTTGTATTCTTCGTATGACTCTGCTTTACCAGAGCTTACAGCCTCTTGAAGCTGTTGTACTTTCTCATCTATTTGTTCAGCTAATACTTCGATGATATCCATGTCTATTCACCTTTTGTCGGTTGTTGTGGCTGCTGTTGAGCAGCTAATATATCTAATATCCGTTGGTCTTGCTGATGGTTATGAACGCCTTGTTGCTGCGCTTTTTGATGCCCATGTACCCCTTGTTGCTGCCCTTGTTGATGGCTTTGGTTAGACATATGTTTAAGTACATCGACCCCAGAAGTAATTAATTGCTGTTTCTTGTTAGCTGCGAGCTGGGCTGCTGTTTTGAGCAAGTCGTTTTTCTGTTGCGCTTGTGCAGTGCTGGTAGTTGCCGCAAGGCGTTCACGCTCTATCTTCAATTGTTCTGCTTTAAACGCAGCGTCCGTTTGGTCTTTAGTGACCTTACGTTGCTGTTCTTGCTGTTTCAATTGTTGGTCTTGCTGTTGCAACTGCACCATTGGGTCTTGCTGAGCTTGTTGAGCTTGTTGTTGAGCCGCTTGTGCCTGATTGTTTTGTAACAGCTGTTGAGCCGCTTGAGCAAGCATTGGTGCTAACTGTGCCTCTACTTCAGGAGCCATGTGCATATCTTCACCCATTTCATCTTTCTGTGGTGGTAATGTCATGCCTAGTTGTTGCTCTATCTGAATACGATACGCAAAGCCTAAGTGCTCGTTGATGTGTGCCATCATTGCGCCTTGTAGCTGTTTAACCATTGGGTTGTTTTGTAACAATGCCATGATTTTAGGGTCTTGCATTGCTGACATATGCACGGTGATATGCGCTTCATGGTCTTGGTAATTAAACGCCTTAACGGGTTTCATCATCAATATATTTTGGTTTTCTGATACTGGGTCTAATGGTTTTTGGTCATCGTCCATCGGTACCAACTTACTTGCTTCTTTAACGCCTAGCACGTCTAGCATCTGACGATGTAGTAATGGCATGTTATATATCTGTGGAGACTGTTGAGCTAACTGCATCACGGCTTGGTATTGCACAATCTTCTGTGCCATTGTCGATGCATTAGGGTCAGATACTGGAATGACTGTAACCATATCGTAGTCTGACTTCTTAGCTTTGCGGTCACCCTCTACTGGGTCGTAGCTATATTCTTCTGGCGTATAAGCAGCGATGATTGCTTTTAATAAGCCTAGCTCTTGCTTCATAGAGTAATGAACACGAGCCTGTACTGCTGACATTACCTTAAGAGTGCGTTCAAGAATTGCAAGAGTTGTTCCAACAGGGCTATTAGCTGACATATCAGATATTTGTAAATCGGCGGTGTTGGCAAAACGTCTACCTTCTTCTACAATATTTTGAAGTAAAGCCATAAGCACCTGTGAAGGTTCTTTATATGGCAACGGCATAATGTTATCTTTTAGCGTACCAGATGGCACATCTGCATCACGGAACTCACCCGGCGCTATCGGTGTATCATCGCCTTTAACTCTAAGCCCACGAGTTTTAAAACCGCCCGGAAGATTAGACAACGTGCCTGCATCCACAAGCTGGCGTATGAGAGAAGTGCTAGACTTAGCAAAAGCACCCACAAGATGAATAAGCCCAAAGTAATAAAAGCCAAAGCCGGGTACATAACCATAGTGGACAAAATGCTGACGTTTTTGGAAGGTTTCATCTTCAGGGTCCCAGTTACGGCGAACAGCAAGCACTTTCGCACTGCCCTTCTCCATTGTAATTACATAAGGTAACGCAATGCCTGTAGGCTCCCCATCCTCATCCTTATGCTCATAGCCTAGCAAATCTAGCTCTACGTGCATCTCTAAGAGCTTGTAGCGGTCATCTGATGAGGCTCTGAAGCCCATCTTCTCAGCGATTTTCTTCTCTACTTCGTCAAGTACGTTATCAGGTGTCCCTAAGTCAATGTCACGGTAGAACCCAGCTACTTGAAGGCGTAATAGCTCATTCTCTGTCTTACGCATCACATGGGTTACACGCTCTGCGGCTTCGAGGTCTGACGCACCGTATGGCACAACGATATCTTCTGCAGGGATGAATAATGAGACTTGACGACCCATATGAGGGTCAAAGTACACTTTCTTAAACGCATTACCACTTAAACCTAGGCCCCATAACATGCGCTCATGCTCAGGACGGTATTCTTTCATCACGTCAGTCAATTGATAGTTCATGTCATCCTGAACCCGTTGTGCTGCGTCTTTCTTATCCTGTGTCTCTTTACCGATGATTTGTGTCTTAACTGGGCCGGCGGCTGGGAACATCGACATCATTGTCTCAGCTTGGAACTTCACTAGCGCTTCACTTAGTAACGGATGGTACACGCCACATGCACCTTCCCACGGCTCTGAGCGTTCCTCAATATTCATACCTAGTAGCTCTAAGCCATCAACGTAAGTCTGCATCCAGTCTTTACGTGAGCTACAGTCCTCCTCATAGTCAGCTATCAGCGTATGGGCTATCGATTGAAGTTCACTGTCGTCAATATACTCCGCAAGGTTATCGTTGAACTCATCGTCCATCGGGTCTTCAGCCTCTAAGCTTATCTCCATCCCATCCATCCCAATGCGAACCGCATCGGGGTTTTCAATCTCAATCTCAATCGCATCGGTGTTCTGGTCTTCTGCGGTAAGTCCTAGAGGGGCTTGGTACAATGATTTATCAATCGCCATGATGAGTTCCTATTTTTTCTTTAATGTAGCTGAATTAGTTTTCGGATTATACGCATATGCATCAGTCTTCCTACCTGATTTAGTTGCTGCTCTGTCTAACGCCCGTTCTTGTGCAGTCATGCTATTGCGCTTAGCACCTGCGGCGGTAAATGTTTTCCCATCAGCCTCAAG